AAGAACCAGACGGTGCACATATTGCGCCGGAAGCAGAAAGCCACCTGGTCGGGCAAAACCCGTCTGCCCATTGATGTAATCAAATACCCTATGCGGAATGCTTTCGCAGTGCATTTTGAGAGGGCGCTGCTGGACAGCATCGATCAGAACTATCAGAAGGAATTCGATCAGGCTTTTAAGCTGGAGCAGGGTCGCCTTCTGGGTACTATTTAATTTCTATGTGAGGAAGCAGTCATGCCGTCTACCGCAATTTCCGCTCAGGGCACCACGGTACAGATCGACACGGTAACGCCCGGCACGCCGGACACCGAGATCGCCAACGTCACGAGTTTCTCCGGCCTGGACGGTGAAGCGAGCGAGATCGACGTGACCAACCTGGTGAGTGTCGCGAAAGAGAAGCGCCTGGGCCTGCAGGACTTCGGGTCTTTCACGATGGAGATCCACCCGGACTACGCCGACGCCGGGCAGACCGAGCTGCGGGACGCGCAGGCCAGTGGCGACGAGAAGACTTTTCTCGTGACCCTGCCCGACGCCACCACGCTGACGTTCGCGGGCTACGTGAAGAACGCCCAGTCGGTTACCGGCGGCGTCGATGCCGTGGTGGGTGGGTCGGTATCCATTACAATTACGGGCGCAGTGACTATCGCCTAAACGGCAATCCGGGGGGATCATGAAACTACTATCCAAAGAGGACATTCTGTCGGCGGACGATTCCAGGACAGTGGTCGTTGATGTGCCGGAGTGGGGAGGGCAGGTGCGCCTCGCCACCATGTCCGGCACGAGCAGGGATCTGTACGAGCAGTCGCTCGCCAAGGCGATGGACAACGGCAAGTCGATCGCCAATCTGCGGGCGTCTTTCCTGGCCTACACCCTGGTGGATGACGAGGGCAGCCTGCTGTTCACTGCGGGCGACATTGAAGCCCTCGGGCGCAAGAGCGGCGCCGCGCTCGACCGCATCTTCCAGGAAGCCAGCAAGCTCAACCGCACGGGCTTTTCCGGTGCGGAGGAAGCCGCAAAAAACTGATCGCCCGGCCGGAACGCCAGTTGTATTTCAAACTGGCTGAACGGCTGGGCATGACTGTGCGGCAGATGCTGGCGTCCATGGACAGTGCCGAGCTGACCGAGTGGCTCGTCATGGATCAGTGGGCGTTCTGGAAAGAGCGGGTGGAGTCGGCCAATGACCGGTCCAAAAAGATTTTTGCGATAATCGCAGGAAGGGCAATCTCCAGGGGAGCAGTCAGACGTGGCCAATAACTCCAACAAAGCTACACTGATCCTCGACGCGAACACCAAGGACTTCATCGTAAAACTGGGCGACGCGCAGAAGGCCGTCGATGCGATGAAGCAGTCGGTCAAAGAGGCTGAGCGAGCCACCACCGGCATCTCCAAGACCCTGCGCAATGCCGCGAATGCTGCCGCCCTGATGGAAGGCCCGCTGGGCGGTATTGCCGGACGGTTGAGCGCCATGGCGACCGCCGTCGGGAAACTGAACCCCGGCATGGTGGCGATGGGGGTTACCCTGACTGCAGTATTTATCAGCCTGAAAAAAGGCCTGCAGACCATCGGCCAGACCGAGACCGAATACTCCCGTCTGGCCGCGCAGATACGGGTTACCGGGAATGCGGCAGGTCTGTCAGCCGCCGAGATCGACGATTTCTCCCGTGAACTGGCGAGGTCCACCCTGGCCAGCACCGAGCAGGTACGCCAGGCATCCGGCGTGCTGCTGTCTTTCCAGTCGGTCGCGGGGGACGCCTTCAAGGAAGTCATCGAGCTGTCGCTCGACATGGCTACCGTGCTGGGGACGGACGTGGTGTCCGCCACGAGGCAACTGGGCAAGTCACTCCAGGATCCGAAGCAGGGTATCAGTCAGCTCAACGAGCTGGGCATCCGGTTTACCCAGGGCCAGAAGGACATGGTCGATGCCATGCTCAAGGTCGGCGATGGCGCTGGCGCCCAGAAGGTGCTGCTGGATGCCGTCCGGAGTCGGTATACCGGGGCGGCTAAATCCGCAGTGGGGCTTCAGGCGGCCTTCGATTCCCTGAATCAGGCAGTGCAGGAGTTCAACGAGACGTTTGTAAAAACGCTCGGACTCGACAAACTGGTTACGGATTTCGTGAATCTCGTCGCCAGTACTATCAATGGTCTGCGGCGTACCGTATTCGGCGATCAGACTCTGACCGACTACCGCGCCACGCTGGACGAGCTCCGCAGGCAGGAGGAGGAGGCCTCCGACCGGCTGGAGTCCACGACCGACAAGCGCCGCCGCCAG